TATTAGCAGTTTTAGTATTGCACATCATCGGTATCTCCGAACCTTGTTCACCATGGGTACCTGCAGCAACTAATGAATTAGAATTCACATCATAATCACCAAAACCAGATAATGCCGTAATAATATGTGGAGCTGCAAGTTCAAAAGCTTTAGAGGCTCCACTTTTCAACATATCCCACCACTCACCAGAACCTTGATGAGCCTTTTCTTTATAAGCTTTCTTTTTCTTATAATCTTTTTCATGCTCAGGGCTAGCAAACACTTTTTGGGGTTTTACCATACGAGAACCCATATCATATTTACCAAAACCAGTAATATGAGTAATTGGACGAGAAAAATGAAGCGAACTTCCTTTTTGTGTAGCAACAACAGGTTCAGGTCGTTTCTTCCCTGAAACAACAACAACCTTTGGGGATTTTTCTCTAAAAACGCGATCCACATTCTTAGAACGACGATCATACTCTTCCCGAGAAAGAGCTCCACCTCCAATTGCTTTGTCTTCAATCCATTTCCGAGATTCAGACGAAGCATGAGGTTTCTTTCGAAATTGTATATTCTCATTCTTATGAGTTTGTTGAGGACCCGAATGAGGAGAATGTTTTCGTTGGTTCGACATTAAAACAATACGAACAATAGAGTACACGCCGATCCATGAAACTGGCCGTACGGTTAGTCATTCATAATCCGCTTGTAACTTAGCAAAAACAGAATGGCTAACCATAACCGGAAAACATGATACAGAGGATATTAAAGTATGAAAACTTAGTAACTCATCGCGCGTGATTAAATATCTATAAAACAACATAGACTCACAAGCGGAAACGTCTAATTTAACGTTGTTTTCGGGGACTTCTAAACGTTTATATCTATGAAAAATGCGCACTGAAGACTCACAACCGTGACGAAGCATCATATGAATAAAAGGGCCAGCAATAGGATACTCCTCAGGAATATACCCAGGTGATCGAGCCAAAGCATAAAGACAACGCTGAGTTGCCAATTGAACATCAGTAGTCAAACCAATCTTCAAAGGAGAATCTAATAATTTTCCTATTTTTAAAACTAAACTAGGTAATGGCAACCAGCGATAAGTACCAACAATATCCAATACCCACCAACCTTTCAAAAAGGTCCCTCGAGAAAGATC